CAGTTTCATTTTCGTCCCGGCGCTCCTTCTTCACCAACTTGCATATCACAACGGCATCCTCAAAGTCTTCCAGATCAGCAAATTCCTTGACACGGCCATAAATATTATAAAGCTCGGGATTGCGATAGATTTCGCCCCAAAGGGTGTGGGCAGGCCGAAGATCCTGGAACTTCACCTTGCACTTTCCTAGCGCTGCCAGGTCCTTTTCATCCAATCCGCCATCCTTACGCTTTGCTAGGAACTTTGCAGCCTTGGCTGGGCCAATGCCCACGAGGTTTGTGAAGCCACCCACAAGCTTGCCATTCCTGGCCACCCAGTTAACTTCCGAAAGCTCCGGGTCAAATGGAGTAAAGTTAATCCCCTCTGCAGTCAGTTCTCTGAGAACCTCAACAGATTGCTCGTCGTCCTTTGCATTGCGCAAACACGCAGCTGCATACTCCAGCGGGTGGTATGTTTTCATGTACGCACACCAGTAGGAAATCATCGCATAGCTGGTGGTGTGTGACTTGTTCATGCCCCAAGCGCCAAAGGAGCAGATCTGATCCCAAATCTCTTTGGCGACTTCCGGCTCGATGCCTTGTGACGCGGCTCCTTCAACGAACATCTCACCGCGTCTGTCGAAAAATTCCTTCCCCTTTCGGCCTGACATCGCTTTCCGTATCACTGATGTTTCTTCCCAAGAGAACTTCCCAAGCTCACGAACGATGCGCATAACTTGCTCTTGATAAAGAACGACTCCCATTGTGTCTGAGAGGTAATCAGCCATGCTCGGATGAAGGTACTCGATTTTCTCTCTGCCTGCATTGCGATTGATATAGGTGTTTGCTGCACCACCACCCAGCGGCCCCGGTCTGGCTAGGGCTGTTACGTGGTCTATGCGCTTGAAGTCTTCCATTGGAACCTGGATGCTCACCCTGCGCTGAGCCGCGCCTTCAAATTGAAACACCCCAGAGAATTTCGCGTCGTCAAACACCTTCAACACGGCAGGATCGTTGAACTCAAGGCCGTAAAGCTCTTCTGGCGTGACACAATTGGTGTCCTCGATGACACCGAGCGTACGCAAGCCCAATGCATCAATCTTCAGCAAGTTAAGGTATTCTGCATCCTTCTTGTCCACCTGCGCTACCCCATCACGAACCGTGCAAAAGTCGGTGACCGCCTCGTTGGAAACGATGATGCCAGCAGCGTGAACGCCGGTGTGCGAAGCGTGATTTTCCAGCTCACCAATCAAGGTCGCTTCCGGGTATTTTTCCTGGAAGTCAATGCCGGGCTTGGTGTTGTTCATGGTGTCTTCCAAGCCTTTTCCGTAACGAGAATCACCGGAGGAATACTCAATCAAAACATTCAAGACAGCAAATGAAGCGCCGTGTGGAATGCCCAACTTCTTGCCTGCGTGCGCCATCACAGAACGCGGCTTCAAGCGATTGATCGAACCGATGTGAGCCACGTTGTTCGCGCCATAGCGGTCAGAAAGATACTCTACGACCAGATGACGTTTTTTGTCGTTGAAATCGATATCGACATCAGGCAGGTCATCCCGGTTGATGTCGATGAACCGCTCAAAGATCAAGCCATGCACCAAAGGATCAACTTCAGTGATCTGCAGCAGGTAACAAACCAACGAACCTGCCGACGAGCCACGAGCAGGACCGACCAACATCTTGGTCTTGGCCCAACGGACAAGATCCGAAACCACCAAAAAGTAACTCTCGTAGCGCTTCTTCTTGATCATTTCCATTTCACGTTGCAACCGGGCCTCGTACACCTCATCCCAGTTCTTGATGTGCTTGGCGGTCAGGCGATAAGCCTTCCCTTCTTGCACCAGCGCATCCAGATCCCCCTCAAACTGAATCATAGGCGCCGAAGCTAATTTTTGGCCTTGCAACCGCTCGGCAACTTCGTACGTGTTCTTCACAGCTGCGTGGAACGTGCTGTCGTCCAGGAACCAAAATGCCTCACGCATTTCACCTTCGTCCAGGATGTGCTGTGGTGTCATTTTCTTGGAGTCGTCCCAAGCCAAAAATCGGTGCTGGTGCTCTGGCGCAGGATAATCATTGTCCGAAGTCAACACGACAGGCTTGTTCGTCTTTGCGGCCAGTTCGAGTGCATGGGCCGTTCTGGTCATTGATCTCGGGTTGATGTCAATGTAATCGAATGCCTGCGGATCAGTCAACGCGGCCCCGGCGAACCGGATCACGCCTTTGGCCTCACACATTTCTTCTTCCGTCGTTGGGCAATGCGAACTCAGGTTGTAAAACTGTCGTAAGTCTTCAGCCAAAACCCAACAAGAAGGCTTGCCAATTTTGAACTCGGTCCCGAAGGCTGGGGCAATGCCAACGTCTTTCAAAGCCTTCTCCCAACTCACGTGACCCCAAGTGCCTATGGTGTCAACGATGCCAGCGGTGGTGCAGCCTATTTCGGCCAGTCGGGCCGCGACAACGTCACAGGGGCCGTATGCAGAGCGGAATGAAAATTCCGTCCTGACTCTCAATTGTGGTATCACTTCACACTCTCCTGTCCAATATACCGGTGCCCCTGCAGACCGTCAACAGCGCATAAACGTCGTCCAGCGCTCTGTGTTTCTGGTCCAGTTTTTTGCCTTCCAAGGATTCATACACCTCAAGCAACTTCGGCCTGCGTCCCCATTCCTCAGCCAGCTCCTGCACGGTGCAAAGCTTTATCCGTGGCCAGGGGAATTCACCAAGGTTGTGGCGCTTCATTTCAAGATCAATCATCGTCGTGTCAAATGGCAAGTTGTGTGCAATCACAACGTCTGCTTGCTTGAAGAATGCCTTCAACTGATCGACCAACACAGGGAAGGTCGGTTGGTCGATCAGATCCTCATCCTTGAGGCCGGTGATCTTGGTGATCACCTCTTCCAGCGGTTCTTCTGGATTGAAAAGCAGCTCTAACTCTTGCAACACGACACCCTTGTCGTCAACAATCAAACCGCCGAACTCAATTACCTTTGGCTGAATGCCCATCTTGGCCGTTGGGTGCTTTGGAATGCCTGTTGTCTCTGTGTCGAAAATTGCAAATTTAGGCATAATCTCTCCTGACGATAAACTTCACGTCCACGCTCAGGATTTCATGCGTGTCAAAGATGCAATAATGGTACCAGCGCTTCCCGGCTATGTGCGGATTGGTGTGGCTCATGGTTCTCACTTCCTGCGCAATGCCGATGCCGCGTGCCTTGAAGAATTCCTTCCAGTCTTCCAACTCAGCCTCGTCGCAGTGCATGCCGATGTGGCTCACACGGTTTTGACCTTGCATCCAGTTGTCGCCTTCTGTGTAGTGCAGCACTTCCAGCTCGTTGGCATGATCCAGAAGATTGTACTCGAATGAAAGCGCAGCCTTGTTGATTCTGGCTTCGTCGTGCACGACCCCATCCGCTTCAACAACATCTTCTGCCCATGCCCCGGCTCCCATCGCAGTCAAAAGCTCCTTAGCCTTGGCTGGATCTTTTGGGTGAAGTGCAACTTGTTCAATTTTAAATTTCATGATTTTTCCTTTAATTATAAACCGTATGGAATGTCACAACCAGCCAAGTATTGGTGGCGTTCTTTTTTTGATAACAGGAAGCCGATGAACTCTGCGCAGCGCTCTGGGCAGGTTTCTTCTCCTGTCAACAATCCTTGAAGTTGGTACTGCTGAGCTTGTTCCAGCGTCCAACCTCGTGTTTTTACAACTTGAGCGTCAATTGACCGACTCATCCCTGTGTCACGCAGCTTGTTAGGGCTCACAGAGAACACCGTTATGCCATCTGAAATAAGTTCCCTGGCCAGTTGCTTGGTTAAGATCAACGCGGCCCCCTTACTGGCGTTATACGCAGCTGAACAGCGCATTGGCATATGCGCAGCATTGCTGACTATATTCAGGACGGTTCCCTTGCTGGCGCGAAGCCTTGCCAAGCAAGCCTGAGTCATCTTGAAGATGCCTTTTACGTTGACGTCCATCACGTAATCCCATTCCTCTTCCGTGACGTCATTCAGCCAGTTGATCTTGTTGACGCCTGCGCAGTTCACTAAGACATCAATGGACTTCGGCAAGTTGGCCGGGTCCAAAACATTGTCGCCATATTCCAGGTCGTAAAGCACGACATTGTACTCGTGCATCATCAATTCCTTCGCAATAAAATGGCCCAAGCCAGAGGCTCCGCCTGTTACGACTGCAGTTTTCATGCTCGCTCCTTAATTATTGATTCAATCATAGCGGCGTACACCGCGAGGTCGTGAATGCTGTCTGCATGAGTCAGGCCGCTGTTGGCGAACCGGCTCAACTTCACAATCAGCAATTCCCACAAATGCCAAACATCAAATTGCTCAGCGGTTCCGACGAGATCCCCTGCTGGGGCTGCAGAGCCTTCGCCGTGCAAGACTTCCATAACTTTCCCTACGACGCGCCAGTTGTCGCCGTAGATCTGGTTGCGCTCCTTGAATGTAGCCGCCATTTGGGCCAGGATTTCGTCCGGGGTGGCCGGGTCTGACTCTGGAAGGCCAAGGATTGCTGCGTTGTCAATACCCAACTTCCAGTAAGCCTTGACAACATCGAGCCGATCATCAAATGCAGCAATGACATCGGTTGGGTCAATGTCATTGTCAAGGAGCAATTGCTTTTTCAACTCTGGCGAGTGTTCGATGTTGTCCGTCGGGCGCATCAGTAATGTGTAATTCGCTGGCCACAAATTGAAGTTTTGTCGCAACCAGTTCTTTGTAACGTCAAGATAATACACTGGACGAGCGGTCACAAACACCAATTGAGCCTGTGGATTTTTTGTCAGAAGATTCTTCAAAACATCTTCATTGACCGGCTTGTCCTCACCGCAAAGGTCGTTGTACTCTGTGTACGAAGCCTGGATTTCTGAAGGCGTCAAGCCTTCC